AACAAGAAAGTAAACGAAGAAGACTTCTCCCCGGGCTACTGGGACTTAGAAACTAGAAGGGCTAATCGTTGGGATTAAGAATATATAACGGCGGAACTTATGATGTCTTTCATTGGGGCCACGTTGAAATGCTACGCAGACTAAAACAGTTTGCGGGCGAAGACGGAACGCTTATTGTTGCCATAAATACAGACGAATTTGTTAAAGAGTTCAAAGGCAAATCGCCCATAATGACCACCGAGGAAAGAGCAGCGGTAGTTCGGGCTTGTAGATATGTGGACGAAGTTATTATTAACTATGGCGGGCAAGATTCAAAGCCAGCCATAATTCAAGCAAAAGCGGACTTTGTGATTACTGGAACGGATTGGTCAGATAAGGATTACAACTCCCAAATGGGCTTTACTAGAGATTGGCTAGAAGCTAATAAAGTTGGGTTCGGGTTCTTGCCCTACACCGCAGGGATTAGCTCGACTGCTATAAAAGCTCGGCTGGTAAGATAGAAGCGAACAAAGGAAAATCTTATGGCAATCGTAAACGGTTATTGCTCACTAGCAGAAATCAAAGCCTCCGCTCGAATTACCGACGACGTAGATAACGCACTTCTAGAGCTTGCGGTCGAATCAGCTTCTCGAATGGTAGATAGCTATACTCAGCGATACTTCTACAATGCCGGAACCGCGACCCGTTTATTCGCACCGCAGGATTCTTACGTTGCGGAGATTGACGACCTAATTTCTTTGACAACTCTTCAGACTTCGGACGGCGACAACTTCGGCACAACTTGGGCCGCTAAGGATTATCAGCTAGAGCCACTAAACGGAAACGTGGACGGTCTTACAGGACACCCAGCTACCCGTATCAGGGCCGTAGACGATTTTATTTTCAACGTACTAGACGGAGAAGCAACCGTTCGAGTTGTCGGCGTATGGGGTTGGTCAGCGGTTCCAATCGCGGTAAAGCAAGCAACAATCATTCAGGCCGCAAGAATTTTCAAACGTAACGATTCGCCTTTGGGTATCGCCGGATTTGGCGAAATGGGGGCCGTCCGCGTGGGCGTTCAACTTGACCCGGACGTGAAGCACCTAATCGACGTTTACAGAAAAGTTAGGTTCGCCTAATGGCTTCAATTACCGACCTGCGGGCTGCTCTCGCTACAGCCATTGGAGCCATCACCGGGCTGAGAACCACCACCGAAACACCGGACACAATCTCCCCGCCTATCTCGATTATCAACGTCGCCAGCGTCAATTATGACAAAGCTGGTTCCCGGGGATTGGACGAATACAACTTCGTCATTACTTGTATCGTTGGGCGCGTCGGGGAAAGAAGCGCGCAAAGACTTCTTGATTCTTACGTGACTCCAGCCGGGACTTCGTCGGTCAAGCTTGCGATAGAATTAGACAGGACGCTCGGTGGGAAATGTGATTCTCTTCGAGTAACCGATATGCGGAACTACGGCTCCATTGTCATTGGCGAAGTTACCTATCTAGCCGCTGAATTCAACGTCGTAGTTTACGCACAATAAAACCGCTAGGAAAATAGGAGAAACAAAACAAATGCCAAAATATGTAGTTATCAACCCAAAGGTCACAATCAACGGTGGAACAGTTTCAAGTTCCGTCGCGGCCGCAACTCTAGAGCTAACCTCAACTGATATCGACGTGACCAGCTTTGGAAGCAACGGCTGGACAGAGGTTATCGGTGGACTAAAGCAGGGAACCGTATCCCTAGACTTCCACAGCGGATACGCCGCTGGTGAAATCAACACCGTTCTAAACCCGCTACTTGGAACAATCGCAACCGTCACAATCAACCCAAACGGAACCGCAACGTCTTCAACTAACCCTGCGTGGACTGCGCTTGTTCACGTGAACAGCGTATCTCCAGTCGCGGGAGCAGTCGGCGATTTGGCCACGTTCAGCGTGTCATATCCGACAAGCGGCTCCGTGTCATTCGCAACGGCATAAGGGTAGAAAATGAAACTAACCCTACGCATTGAGTTCGCAGACGGAACACACAAGGACGTTCTTGTATCGGCTCCTGATATGGTGGCGTTCGAAGACAAGTACGACGTTTCAATAGCACGACTAGACGACCCAAAAATGGGCTGGTTGCTTTTCTTGGCTTGGCATTCTGAAAAGCGCAAGAAGCAAACAGATAAAGAATTCGAAGCTTGGCTCGAACTAGTAGACGCCATTGGAGCAACAGAAGACCCAAAAGTTCAAAAATAGTCGGACTAGGCGATAGCTCCGCTCATTGGTTCATAGCTTCCCTAGCGGTCGAGTCCGGAATTCCTCCAAGTGTTTTATTGGAGCAATCCGACCGAATGCTTTGGACAATGAACAGGTGGCTTGTCGCTAAGAACCTTCCGCGGTAGGTGAAGCCCTTGCTAACGCAGGGGCTTCCCTATTTCCGCTTCGGTAGAATAGACAAGAGGTGAGTAATGGAAAGCGTAAGAATTGACGTCGAAGGCGTTCAAGATACGATAAACATTCTTCGTCGAATCGAACCTGAAGCAATCAAAGAGCTTCGTTCGGATATGAAAAACGACCCGGGACTAAACGCCGCCACTTCTTCTATTCGTTCGGAGATTCCTGCTATTGCGCCACTCTCCGGATTTATGAGCCACAACGGACGCACTAGCTACCGAATCCCTAATGTTATGCCAGTCTTCAAACCACCGCGTAGAAGTCTAGGCAGCAACGAAGCTTCTATAATCACAATCGTTACAAGCCCCCCGAAAGACGGCATTGGTTTCGAGATTGTCGATATGGCTGGACGTGGCTCGGGCGGACGAACTGCCCGCGGTAGGTCTATGATTGCGAGCCTTTCTAAAAAGGCTTCTCGCTATGTTTACCCGGGATTTGAAAAGAAAGAACAAAACCTAGAAGACGGCGTAAAAAGAATTCTAGATAAGTACGCACAAAAAGCTAACGTAAAGCTAAGGGTAATGTAATGGCAATTAGAATTCCAATTATCACCGTCTTTGACTCTAAGGGTTTGAAGCAGGCGCAGTATCAGCTCAATAAAGTAAGCGGTAACTTCGCGGCATTAGGTAGAAATGCCACTATCGCCGGAGCCGCAATCGGTGGAGTTGCCGTTGCTCTTGGAAAAGCGGTTACATCTGCCGCAAACTACGAAGCTGAATTCGAGGGTGTAAATCAGGTTTTCGGAAACGCAGCCGCGTCGGTTCAAGCGTTTGCTAATTCAGCTTCTACTTCTGCGGGTTTAACTGAAACTGCCGCACTTCAGGCTTCAAAGGTGTTTGGTCTTTTCGCCGTCGGCGCAGGTCTTTCGCAAAGAGAAGCGGCTAAATTCTCTACAACTATGGTTCAACTGGCCGGAGATTTAGGGTCTTTCAACGAACTACCAACAGAAGAAGCACTCGCCGCTATCCAGTCTGGACTAAGAGGCCAAGCGGAACCGCTTACAAAATTTGGTGTCTTCTTGGACGAGGGTGCGCTGAAGCAAGCACACTTCGCTCGGACTGGTGAAGAAGTTACTAGAAGTCTTACCGCGCAGGAAAAAATGATGGCGGCCTATGACTCTATTTTGGCTCAGACCACTATTCAGCAAGGCGACTTTCTAAAGTATGGCGATACATTTAGCAACCAACTAAAGACTTTGACGGGTGAGTTTGACAAACTCACAAGACAGATAGGCCAGTATCTTCTACCAGTTATGGCTACTCTTATCCCTGTCATTCGTGAAGCGGTAGCAGAACTTGGCCCCAAGCTAAAAGCGGCTATTGCTTCAGTCGATTGGGCAGGACTAGCAACCGCAATAGGTAACGTAACTTTATTCTTAGTTCAAAATTTAGAAGCAATAGTAAAGCTTACTTCAGCTTTATTTATTTTGAATACTACCTACAACATAATAAAAGTAACCGCTGGATTGGCTAACGCAGTAATGGCATTAGGAACTATCGGACTAAGCTCAACTACCATAGCCGCTGGAAAGGCCACTAAAGCCTTGCTCCTATTCAGGGGCGCGCTAATGCTAACCGGAATTGGCGCGGTGATTGTTGCGCTAGGTCTAATTGTTCAAGGCGTAACAGAACTAGACAGTTCTTACAGAAAAACAACTCCAGTAGTTACCAGCTTTGGAACCGCCGTTCTAAATTCAGGTAAGGACGCTGAATGGGCAGCGGGTAAATATGGAGTAGCGACTAGAGCAGCAACCGACTTCAACAACGTAGTTTCTTCTATTGACCTTACAAAGATTCCACGAACCGCAGCAACTACTCGCCCGCTTAGAGGCGGACAAGGCGAAAGTGCTTTTACCCTTCAAGATTTAGAGCAAGACCAGAAAAAGCAAGGTGGAACAGTTGCTCCAAATACTACTTTCCTGGGTGTTTTAGGAGAAAACTTAAGAGAACAAACAAGACTAAACAAACTAACAGGTATAGGTCTTTCTGCGGGCGCAGCAGAATTAGCTCTTTCAACAGTTGATAATAAAAAAGAATTCAAAAGGCTAATTACTAATCTGGGTAAAGCCGGAGTCGTTGAAAAAAGACAGAGCGTTTTCAATCGAACCGCTGCGGGTAAAGCCGAGCTTGCTCAGATAAAAGCAAACAACGAAGCAAATGCTGCGGCCGACCGTGCTGCGGGAGAAGAAGCCGAAAGACAACGTCAAGCAATTATTGCGGCAGAAAAGGCAGCAGCGGACGAACGCGAGAGAATCTATAAGTCATTCGCCGATTCTGTGACTAGCCTTTTCACAAGTATCAAGGATTCAATCGTTGGAGCATTTAGCCTTCCCGAACTAGGCGGTTCGACTGATTCAATTATTCGAAATATGGATAAACTTCTTGCCCGGGTGAAGTCATTCTCCGCTAACATTACGAAGCTATCCGATATGGGACTAAACGCAAATCTTCTACAACAGGTTATTCAAGCTGGCCCAGTTGCGGGCGCACGTCTGGCAGCGAGCCTAGTAGCCGGGGGAGCCGACGCGCTTGGAAGAATCAACGCGGGCTATGGCGAAATTCAGACTCTCGGTTCTGAAATTGGTATGACTGGAACGCAGTCTAGATTTAATAACCAGACACAACAGAACATCTACAACATAAACGTAGAAGGTGGAGTTGGTTCTGGTGCGACTATCGGAAAAGCAATCGTTGACGCTATCAAGGCTTACGAAAGAACTTCTGGCGCGGTCTGGCAAGGAGCATAATGCCAGCTCCAGCTATGAAGGTCGAACTAGGTCTTGACTTAGGAGGAAACGACCCGTTCGCTTTTCGACTAGACGACGCAATCAAAGGTGTTCTAGACAATACAGATTACACGCTAGGCGGAACGAAGCTCTTTGACATTTCTTCCCGTCTTGTTTCCGTGGCTATCCGCCGGGGTAAGTCCCAAGCTCTCGACCGCATAGACGCTGGTATCGCAACAATCACCGTCGATAACTTCGACCGACTCTTTGACCCGCTCTACGAAGACGGCTTGTATTATGGGCAGCTTATTCCTAGACGTGAAGTGGTTATTAGCTCAAAGGGCTATCCGGTCTTCAACGGCTTTATCGACGACTTTGATATTCAGTACGAACCGGGAAAGAAGTCCGTTGTTTCAATCGCAGTATCCGACGCTTTCTCCGTGCTTGCGAACTCTTCCCTAGACGAAGTAGTTCCACCGAGCGAATTGTCTGGGGCAAGAATTGAACGCGTTCTTGACCTTCCCGAAGTTAGCTGGCCGTTAGAAAGAAGAGAGATAGACCCGGGCAATACGCTTATGCTCGATTCGGTAGTGAACGAAGGCACGGGAACACTTAGCTATCTTCAGCTTGTAGAAACTAGCGAGTTCGGAACTATCTTTATTTCCCGCGAAGGAAACGTAGTCTTTAGGGAAAGAAACTCCGTCCCCAACGTTATCGACGTAGTCTTTGCCAATACAACAGTAGACCCTCTTCTTACTGCCATTCCTTTTATCGACGTCAACATTGTTTACGGTTCTGAGAATCTTTACAACCGTATTTTCCTAGAGAACGACGAATTCATTCCAGAAGAAGGATTCGCAGAAGACCTAGATAGCCAAGCTCTTTATGGAGTTCGTGCCTACGATAAGTCTGGGCTTTTGGTTCAAAACGCTGCCGACCTTCAATTCCTATCTGATTTTCTATTACAGCGATTCAAGCAACCGCAATACCGATTTGAAACAGTTACGGTATCTCTAGACAACATTCCGACAGATAAACAAGACCTTGTTCTAGACCTAGAAATCGGGGACATTGTTCAAGTCAAGTTCTTACCTTCTGAAGTTCCCCCGGCTATCGAGCAATATTGCCGAATAATCGGAATAAACAATAGCTGGGATAACAACAGCAAGAACATAACCTTTAGCTTGGAGCGTCTAGACTTCGCAATCTTTATACTAGATGACCCGCTTTTGGGTGTCCTAGACGACGACCGCCTAAGTTACTAGTAAAATAAAAGAAAGACATAAGGAAAATAATGCCTAGAAAAGTATTTACCGCCGGAGAAGTCCTAGCTGCTTCTGACGTAAACAGCTTCCTAATGAATCAGTCAGTAATGACTTTCGCTGGAACCGCTGCCCGAAGCTCTGCTATCGGAACCGCTTCAGAAGGAATGGTGGTGTACCTAGAAGACACCAACACTTATCAGACTTGGAATGGCACAGCTTGGCAAAGCTTATTCAATAGCAGCGTGACAACTATTTCGACTGCTACCGCTTATACCGCCGTTGCCGCTAATGCTGGCGGTCTAATTTATTCGACTTCCGCTTCAGCGGTTACAGTAACAATCCCAGACATTTTTTCTGTTAACGACCGTATCGACATAATTCGTGACGGCGCTGGAACAGTCACAATCGCGGCAGGTACAGGCGTGACCTCTTGGGCAGGAGCTGGAACCGCAGGAACCGCAGTTACTTTCAAGATTGACCAGCAATACAACGCTGCTACTGTTCTCGAAGTAGCACCACAGACTTACAGGGTTATTGGAAAGATTATTCCATAATGCTTATTCCATTAGGAATCTTGGCTAGTGCTGGTGCTGGTGGTGGCGGATTTGTTGCTAGTGATAGGTACATAGCAGTAGCTCACAGCAACTCACCTTACATTACTGCTTATCCTTGGTCATCTGGTTTCGGAACTAAATACTCTGACCCTGCGACACTACCTAGCGCTACTGGTTTTGGCGTAGCAATAACTAAGTTAGGTGATGGTGTGGTTGTAGCAGGTGAACCGAACCCAACCATAAATGGGTATCCTTGGTCTGCTGCTGGATTTGGAACGAAATACTCTAACCCAGCTACCTTGCCCGCAAATAATGCGTTAGATGTAGATTTTACTTCAGCAGGCAACGCTGTGGTAATCGGACAAAATGCTTCGCCGCAGGTAACCGCTTATCCTTGGTCGTTATCTGGTTTCGGAACGAAATATGCTAACCCATCTTCAACTGGTATGAACCAAGCTAACGGAGTGAAATTCTCCCAAGCGGGAAATGTTGTCGGTGTCAGTGGAGATGCCGCAAGACTTATCGCTTACGCTTTCTCGGTTTCGGGCTGGGGCAGTAGGTTTGCTGATAGAGCAGTAAACATTAGCAACGACGGCTACCGTTTAGATTTCTCTCCAAATGATGATACGCTTCTTGTCGCGCATAGGGATAGCCCTTGGATTTCTGCTTACGCTTGGTCGGGCGCAGGATTCGGAACAAAATACGCTAACCCAGCAAGCCTGCCAACTCTTGAGGGTAGGGGTGCTTCTTTCAACCCAAGCGGTTCTCAAGTAGCCATATCAACTACTAGTAGTCCTTATGTTCACGCTTACTCTTGGTCTTCTGGTTTTGGCTCTAAGTTCGCTAACCCAGCGACTTTACCTGCTGGAGTTGGAGCTGATGTAAACTTCTCTCCTACTGGTACTAACATAGCTATTGCGCACACAAGTACACCGTTCATTACCTCTTATCCTTGGTCATCTGGTTTTGGAACTAAATATGCTAACCCAGCTACTTTGCCAGCCGAAAATGGGCGTGGTGTATCATTTCAGTAAAACAAAAACAAAGAAAGAAATAAAATGACAGAACTAACACCAGTACAACTAAGACAAGCAGAAGTAAACCAGTACCAGACAAACATTGAGCTTTACACTTCAATCGCTGCTGGACTACCTTCCGAATGGCCTGAAAGACTTGTTCACCTAAAAGGCGAGAAGAACCAGCACGAAGCAATCGCACAGATTGAAGACCTTGCTGATGTTGCTTTGCTAGGACAGCTTTGGGCTTATGAAGCTGCTAAGGCTTCTATCCGTTCCGAAATGGTTGAGAAGGCTAAAGCGGAAGCAATCCTAAACGCTCTTATTGGCTAATGGCTGAGGAAACAACTGGGGTACGCATTACCCAGCAAGCAATTTACGCCAAGCAGCTTGAGCATGGGGAAACCCTTGTCAAGATTTTAGAGAAGCTCGACCATCTAGACGAAGTTCCTAGTCGTCTTAGAGAAGTCGAGCTTACCCTTGCCCGGTTAGCGTGGATTGAGAAGATTGCTTATACCGGACTAGCCGCAGGAATCACCGGACTTGCTTCGGCTCTATTTTCTCTTCTTGTAAAATAGAACTATGCGCTTTCCTTTTGACAAACCAATTCCACCGATTACCAAACTGGGTTTATACGGTTGGAGAATCCACCCAATCGAGAAAGTTCGTAAGCACCATAACGGCGTCGATTACGCAGTCGAAATTGGTCGCCCGGTTCGAGCTATTGCGGCTGGGAAAGTAATCTACGCTGGGCCTTCAAAAATCAAGTTTCCGAACGGTGAACCTGCCGGGGCTGGATACATTGTTCGACTAAGCCACAAGATAAACGGGGAATGGATTACGTCATCTTACTACCACTTGAAAAAGGGTTCTATAAAAGACGCAGAAATAAAAGTGGGGGACTTAGTTATCGAAGGTGAGAAGCTAGGGGAATCTGGAAACACCGGAGAATCTACCGGGCCACACCTTCACTTCGAGATTCAGCGCGGTAAAAGATACATCTATACAAACAACGGAACCCGCTTCACCGAACCGACTAGCTACATCAAAACCCAAATAGCTCTAGACAAACTAAAGTGAAAATCTTTGACGCTCTAATGCTTCTTCGAGAGCAAGAAGGCGAAGACACAACTGGCCCGTCTTGGAAGTATCGCCGCAAGCTAATCTATGGTGGCTATCGCTTGGGCTTCGTTATGATTCTCTTCGGAATGGGAACCTTCTTCTTTGACAAAGAAGTATCCGTCCAGCTAGTAATCGGCGGGGTTGCTCTTATCTCGATTATCCTTACCGCTTACACCGCGTCTG